AAGGTAGTATCAGGCATGTGTGTAGCATAAATTTCTACGTTTTGCTGTAGTGCTCTGACTAACTGGCTGTAGATGCTGTTGCTGTCCATATAACCGGTTTTGATGTCAATGCTGGTATAAATGCTGACTCGTTGTATTTGACGTGTACCAAAACGTGTGCTTGGTGTTGATCTGTATTCGTTATCGGCAAACAAGCTGTCGGCCACGTTTGCGTTGTTGATTAAGTTACCTGAATAAGTTGGCATAATTGCTCCTCTTTAGATTATTTAGTCTTAAGGGCACGGCTAGCAGTAACGCTGGTTCGCGTTTTACCGCTTGTCGCTTCGCGTAAAAAATTTTGCGCTGGCTTCGCCTCACTAGCTAAATATTCAAAAGGGGAATGTGATGAGCATACTAAATCGATTACATGAAATTATAGAGCAGGATGTGGCCAAGCTGTTTGGTGCCGCAAAAAAAGCTAGTATTATGGCTGGGCAGGAAGTTGAACAACTAAAGGCTCAACTGGAAGCTGCCAATCAAAAGGCTATCGCTGCCGCTACAGAAGCCCGTCAACATGCTGAAGCGGCCGCTGAACGTGCCCGTGCCGCAGTACGTGAACTAGAACTAGAAGCTAAGTCGGCTGCCGAACGTGTGGCATTTCACAGTCAGCAGATTGAAAAGAAAGATCCTCAACTATAATTGAGTAAAAAAAGAGTGCGGTGTTTATCGTACTTGAAAGCCACTGATATATTGTATGACTCAGTGGCCATGTTCCATGCCCATCGCTGATATTTAGGCCCTGTGTAGTTTAGTAGCCATTCTTCTACTTGTGTGATGCCAATGATCCAATCTAACTGCTCATAGGCACGGCCGGGCCAAGCAATATCAGCTGTATACTCGAAACCATGTAGTACTGGAACATAATCCCAGTTCGTGTATGTGGGCATTAAGTATTTATTGGGGTCGTAAAAAAAGCACCCTGCGGTGCTTTCTTTGTTTAGGCCTGCGCTTCGCCCCAACGTAGAACCAAGTTGGCCAATACTGGCGCACCCTGTGTTAAGTATAAGTTGATGAACAGCACGTCTGGTCCATTAGGGAATGTACCACGTCCACCGATTGGTGTGTTGGTCAATTCCTTAAATGGTGTCAAGTCTAATGAGTCTTTGTTGCTTGGACTGCTAATAAACGAGAATACAGTTTCACCAGGTACAGCATAAGTGTAACGGCTGAACTGTACTATGGCACCAGCTTGTACTATGTTTTGTAGTGCTTGGTTCAATACTACCACTGCGCCGGCTGCTCCTGTTGGAACACCTGTGTAAGTTTGGTTCACGTTGTAAGTGCCAGCACCGCCTGCTGTACCGCTAGACTGGCTGATAACGTATGTACCAGCTGATACTGCACCGCCTGACAACAACATACCTGCTACAATAGTACCAGTTACACCAGTTGTTACCAATTGATATTGTGTGGCTGTTAGTGTTGTACTGGCAACTGTTTGGCTCACTGACACTTGGTAAGTACCGTTTGAACTTGTTGCGGTTCCTGATAGGATTGCCAAAATGTATGTACCAGCTGCCACGCCTGAACCAGTTACTACACTGCCTACAACAAAACCTGCATTGTTTGGTGCTGTAGTGACTGTTAGTGTGTTACCTGAAATAGATCCTGTAGCTGTACTAGGTGTTGGACTAGATACTAAACTGCCAGTAAATGTGCTAGAACCAGCTGTTACTGATGTAACTTTGGTCAAGCCCAATAATGCTGTAGTGGAAGACGGAATAGACACGTCGTCACCAGCTAGTATACCTGAACTCGTGGAAACTACAATGTTTGTAGCGCCAGTCGGATAAGCAATCGTAGTAGTTGGGCTATTGGTTGCGGTATTTTGGAATGTAACGCTAGTACCGGCAGCAATCTGACTGAAACTAGGTTGTCCAGTTTGTAGTGCTGTTGAGTTTAAGCTGTTCCAAGTAATGTTGTTTACGTTAGTAGGATAGTTACTTGGATTCAAAATACCTTCAATAACCACAGCTGAGTTTGTGTTGGTTGAACCACCAACTGTAATTTCAATTGTCTGCAACAACAACTGCGCACGATTGATCAAGTCACGCACACCCAAGTCGCCCACAATAGCGTTACTGACTGATGGAGCTAGTCTGATGGCAAATGCTGTAGTTTTCTTAGTTGAGATTTGTGTGTTAATACTTTGATAGTTAAAGATGTAACCACGGTCTTGGTCAAATCCGCCGTCTGTTAAGAACGCACTACCCCAGTGACTGATACTTGGAGTGGCTGTTTGTCCAATTAGGATAACACCAGTATTGACAGCATGACTTGCGGCTGTACCAGCTGTAAATGTTCTAGTACTACCTGCGGCATATTGTGATAATTGTGTAGCACGAGTCAAGCCAGTAAATGTAGTTGGTGTTTTACCGCTGTATGTGACGATTTCATTTTCTATGTATAATGTACCTTGACTTGGAAAATAAGTAGTATCGTTTACTGTGATTGAATTGTCACTACTACCAGCTAGAGCTGTTAGGTAAGTGCGTGGACCTTCGTTTACAACTTCGTAACGTACAGGTTGGTTACCACTGCGCATGTACGCTTCTGTGTTAACGTTGTTACCCTTCAAACGATGTACAGTCAAGTACTTGCCGTCTGGACCACGTACCATCCAGTCTGTAAATCCAGCACCGTACCATGTCCATTGCAAACCAATCATCTGCATCTTAGTAATATCTAGTTTATATCCGCTAGGGTTGAATGGGCTGCTGGAACCGTCAGCACGGTCCAAATTCCATTTGCTTTGCGGTACAAGGTAATCGATAGTTTTAACTGCTTTAACACCACTTGCGGCAACACTACCACGATAGTCAGGAGTTACATAAATCTGCGTATCGCTAGCTACTGAGCTGACTACGTGTGTCATACCCTTGATAACAATACGATCTCCTGCGATCAACTGACTAGTAAAACGTGTGTTAGATCCAACAATACTATTGGAGTCTGGAGTCACTGTAACTGATCCTGCAATTTGGAATGTACTTGAACGGCGGCCAATATACATAGTTGTACCATCATATGCCCAGTACGTACCGTTTTGTTCGTCAAATGTACCAGCACGTACAGTAGCACCATACCAGCTGTTGACAATCATAACGCATGGATCTTGAATAACAGCCGTAGTCGCACCAAGATTGCCAGTTGCTGTAACTGTTAAATTACGTTCATCAATAATGCTGGCTACTGTATAAGTGCCGTTGTAACCGCTAGTAACAATACCAGTTAATGTAACTGTTGCTCCTACTTGACAGCCGTGATCTACGTCGTCTGTGGTAATTGTAATAGTTGATCCGGTACCAGTACCGTTAGCAGTAATACTACGAAGATCATAGTTAGGAGTAAACAGCGCACCCGTATTGTAGTTAATAGCTTTACCTGATTGGTAACGAATATACTTCTTACTCATACGTACAGCCATTGAACCATGACTTGGACTACCAGTACCTAGCATAACGCCACCATCAAATGGTCTGTGTTGATAAAATGCATCTGGACGCGAATATACAGCACCGGTAATTGTTCCTGAAATAATACCACTAGTACGAGCAGTAAATGTAATGCTTGTTACACTAGGGATAGTTTCAACAAAGAATGGACCTTGTGCTAGACTGTTATTATTACCAGTAGCATCTGAACTAACTTGACTAATAATTGTATCGCCTGGAACAAATCCGTGATTTGTAGCAAAAGTTACAGTAATAGTTCCTTGAGCAGTAGTAGCCGATAGTGCGGCTGTAGTAACTGTTTGTGCTGTATTAACATAATATGTACCACCAACGTTAGAACCTGTACCAGTACCTGCGGCAATAATAGTAGTGCCAGTTAGTGTTGTACTGCCACTTACTACTTGTCCAATAGCCCATGTACCTGTAATAGTACCGCTAGTTGTAAGTGTGTTAGTTACTGCTGTAATTGTAGTACTGGTGGTTGGAGTAACTTGAGTTGTACTTACTACCCAACTTGTACCAGAACCTGAAACAATATAAGTTCCTGGAGTAATATTGCCACCTGATAGTACTTGTCCAATAGCTGGACTACCACCGCTGGTTGTTAATGCTGTACCAGTAATTGCACCTGTAATAGTAGTTGATGCTGTGGCAATAGTAGCACTTGAGCTAGTAGCAACTGCACTTGGATTGCTATATGTGTATGTAGGAGTACCTACGCTAGCACCTGTATAAAATGCGCCTTGACGTAATTGTGTATAGGTTGTTGATAATACGTCACCGTTATTCACACCAACTTTGGATTTAGCATAATAAGTTAGTACGTTATTGCTGATCGTGTTAATAATAAATGAACCTTCAGCACGAGCAAAGCCGCTAACTGTATTCAAATAACCTTTAACTGTAATTGGAGTACCTACTGCCCATCCTGATGGAAATGGTGTTGAGTTAACAACAGTAATCAAACTTTCACCGACACCACCTGTGCCTGTACTAGCATCTGTTGTAACATTAGTAACTGACTGATCGGTGCCTGGAATTTCATAGATACTTGGATAACCGCGCATCAAATCATATGTTAACCATTTAGTTGGTTGTAGCCCGTATTCAAAGTCAGCGTCCAACATGCTTTGTGGATTAGACACGCGAGTACGTTCAAAAGCATCAGTGCCAATTTCTGGCATACGCACGTTTTGATATGGCTGTTCAAAAAGAATTTGTAACTGGTCACCTGACGACATTCCAGTATAGCTGTCAACAGTGGTAGCAAAAGTAATAGTAGTAATGCCGTCTGAATTGTCTAGTGTTGTGTAAAAGTTTGTGGCGTCATTAGCACGACTAAAGCTAATAGTAGTTCCAGCGTATGTTGTATCAGCAAAATTATAAAGAATCTTGTTGCTGGTTGAGTTGGTAATTAATAAGATCTGACTGAGATCAAATTTTCCAGGTATCCTAACTGTGCCGTTAAAAGGTGATACCGAGTTAGTGCTCGGTGTAAAAACATATTGTCTAATTTGACTCTTTGCCATTTAATTCTCCGTTGTCTCTATTTATGATAGGGCCGCTGCCATAGCGATAGCAAGCGATTTGATATTAGCGCCGCCTAATGTTTCTGTTCCTGATACAGATAAGTTACCAGTGATTGTTACACCTGATCCATCTGTAATTGTGCCGTTTACTACTAGGTTTCCAGCAATATATGTGTTGCCACCAACGCCAACGCCACCTGTCACAACTAATGCCCCAGTACTTGTACTTGAACTCGCTGTGCCGTTAGTAATATTTACAGCACCACTATGCGTAGTAGTACCTGCTACTGTTAATGTATTCGATCCAGTGATATTTAAATTACCATTCAGTGTAGTTAATCCGCTGGCTGTTATGGTATCAACTGTTAACCCGCCGCTAATCGTAGGCGCAGTTAATGTCTTGTTTGATAATGTTTGAGTTGCCGAACTCATTACAACAGGGAAACCACCTGCTGTACTACCGTCGTGTAATCTAATAATATTTAAAGTAGAATCGACGCTAAGTTCTCCGGCAGCGCCAGTGAACGTGTTATTTTGGGTAGTTGTACCACGTCTATGTTGAAATTGTAATGGCATCTCGTTATATTCCTAGTTTATGATATATTTATGTTAAATTGGGTTGGCTATACCTGTGCCAGCGGTTTTTAAGTCAGTAACTTGTATTGGGCCTGTAATCATGCAATCCGTTGTTAGTGTATAACTAGAAACATTTACCCCAAAAGCATCTACAGAACCAGAACCAAATACTCCACAATCTGTGTCTCCGCTGATAGCCGAATAACTAGTAATTAACTGGATAGGAATTCCACCTACTTCAACTGCGCCGGTGATATTTCCAATAATTGTTCCACTTACCACCAGATTTCCGCTGATTCCAACACCACCTGCTACAGTAAGAGCACCGGTACTAGAACTACTGCTAGTCGTTGTATTTGTTATATGTAAACCGTTGCTAAAGTTATTTAAGCTGGATAAAACCCAAGGCTGAGTCGCTATACTAGTACCACCAAGTGTAGTACCGTCCATAACTCTTAGTGTAGCGTTAGTCTGATCGTAGACAATATCGCCTGGCGTAAAAGCCAGATTAGTTAAGTCCGAAGAGTTATAACCTTGTAATTTTACAGTATGATTAGCGATGGGCATTTTACTAGTCCTTATGACTAGTATTTACCAAAAATTACTCTTTAAAGTAATACTCGTAATTAACAGTAGTAGCATTCTCTTTGCGAACTCTAGCACCATTTTTTAAATGAAAACGGCGAGCCATAGGTGTTTGTGGGCTGAGTGTAACTATACCTTTTAGATTTGAATAGTCTTTCTTTAGCCATTCTGCGGCCTGTTGAAGTAAAGTAGCGCCGGCACCTGGAGCATAACTCCAAATGGTATAGAATACCGCAACTTCTTTTTCCTTGCTCATGTTCTGCAGATCTTCTTCGGTCTCAGGAACCCCTTTTAACCACTGCATACAGGTGGCGGCCAGCACTTCTTCCCCTGCCTTAAGTATAAGGATCTCCGCCGCTTCGTTGATACGCTGTTCGAGTGGTATATGGGGACGTACAGGATCGTCCTTGATCAATCTGACCAGAGGATCTGTCAAATCTCTTATGTGGTGTAATTCCATGGCGTTCGCTACCTTATTATTATATGCGTATTTATTCTTAGATTAAAAAAACTCTACTTCGGGTCTATTATACATCGTCTCCGGGAAGATTGTTCAATAGTTCTCTCAAGCGAGTGCTCTCAACCACTGCACCTTTGACCTTGGGTATGGCCAAACCTTCTGCAGGAGTGATCTCACCTGTTGTGGCATTTACAGTCTGTCGTTGTTTAATACTGTTGAGCAAACTGGAGCCTGCACTTGGTGCTCCGTTACCATAACCATCTTGTTCATCCAGATCTGTAATGCGTAGTGTGTCTATGTTGAACTCCAGATCAATCTTCATACCAACGCCACTACTACTACGAGTTTTCATCAGTTGTATTTGATAGCGTCCACGTTCACGCATGGCCCTGCTGGTAAAGATACCAAACACATTGTCCGCTGTCTGTATCTTACTTAATCCGCCTGAAATATGACTGTGATCAAACTCAACTTCTTCAACTGCACCACGATTCAACTGCGCCGCAGTAACAAACACACAGTTCTTTTCTACCGCCAAATTACGCAATTCCTCACTCACATATTTGTCTTTCACAAACAAGTTTTCAGCACTGATACGTTTGCTGAGTGGCATGATCAAATCCATGTAGTCAACTAGTAACACATCGATCTTGTGTCCCATCTTGACTTCATACTCTTTCATATACGCACGAATGTCGTTAGCAGTCTTACCGCTTGGCATATATTTTACTTGAAGATTTCCAGACTTTTTGCCAATAACTTTAACTTTCATTTCAACATCATCGATGTTCTTAAAAATCTCTCTTGTTGGAATACCGGTGGTCATTGCATCGATACGCATACAGACCAAATCCTCTGAAAGTTCTAATGTCAAGTATAATACATTGAGACCAGCAAGAGCATAATTAACTCCAAGATTAGCAAGAAACAAGCTCTTACCAGCACCAGAGCCACCTGCCCAGATGTTAAGTTCTCCGCGATTAAATCCGCCATATAGTTTGTCATCGATGCTTTTCCATCCTGTAGAAATTTGTCCGTTCTTGTCTTTGATACGTAATAATCTAGCACGAGGATCCTCAAAATAATCTGTGCCCATATCTCGTTGTAAGCCAATCTGTACTGCTTTTTTGATCTTTTCTTCAACCGGACCATACTCGCCTTTTTCCAATAAATCGGCCGATTCTAAAATTGCTCGTTCTAGTCCTTTGTGTCTAATAAATGTTTCAAAGTCATTTAACACCCAATCGTAGTTGGCTTCTTTAACACCTTCTGGCGCTTTTAAACTAACGCCTGTGCTAGCATTAACAATATCGAATGTAGGTAGTACACTGTATTCTTCTACATACTTGTTGATAAACTCTGCCGAGTCTTGTAGCTTGCGATCAAACAAGGTATGATCAAAAATGCTTTGACAACGCACAAAAGTTTCTGCGTCACTAAGCATCATTTCCAAGTACAATTTCTGTACATCGTAACCATAATTTATATTTTGTGACATTAATTTTCCTTAAACCATTTCTTTGCTTTTAATTGTATTTTTAGTGAATTAGATTCTTTAGCACTTGCTATCAAATACATTGTAGCAAGTTTTCCTAATTTAATTAGAGCGTCGTTAATATCCTTAACACCTTTGGGCCAGTCAGGCATACTGACACTCCATCCATAATCTATTGCTTGTTCTACAGTTCTAGGACCTTCGTGATCTCTATCAGGAACAAGCACAATTTCTTTACCCAGTTGCTTTAGTAACCAGTTTTGACTATCTTTTATTTCAGCGCCAAGCAACGCACACCCGTCAATACTTAGCGCATCGAATGGGCCTTCGCTAACAATTACGAATTCTCTTTCGTCTGTTTGATTATCAAGATTAAACACATAACCTGGTTGCTGTTCCGACAAATACTTAGGTTGGGCATCATTAATCGCACGGGCAGTCCAGCCTACAACTTCGCCTTTATATAAAAACGGAATAATGATTCTATTATTAAATCCTACTTTGTTAGTATAATAAAATGGATAAGAATTTGGATCAATTTTTCGTTTAGATATGTAATCTACTACTCCAACAAACGCATCTGGTATAATATAATCTTCGCCGGCAACCTTAAGAAACGTAACCCATTCTTCAAAACTACGAGCATCCATTGGCAATGCTCTTACATCGAATTTAGGAATAATATTGCGTATTTCAGTATTATTATTTTGATCTAGTTTGAGTGCTTCAAGTCTTAACTGTGAAATGACATCATCGGGGATTGATAAATCCCTCATGAACTTATTCATCTTTTGACTGATATGTCTGCCAGGTTGCCAACTACATTTGAACCCGCAATTGAAACAATGATAACTGACAGCATCTCCGCCGTTTACAATGAATCCGCCACGGCCGCGATCATCACTACAACAAACTGCATTGAAGCTGATCCAACCACTTGGCGTGGTTTTACGCTTACCGGGTAAGTAGGTTAGGAGTGTGTCCGCAATTAGGCTCATGCCTTATTATAACACTGTATTTGATTAAGATCAACTATATTGAACTGTTACTTTGTCAATTGACCCATAAACTGTTGTAGGATCTTGTCCAGTAGCACTATATTGCCAGACATCTGGATATAACCAACTTATACGTAAATTGTTAAAATCACCAATATTGACTACAAAAGTTGTAGATCCGGTAGTTCGATCTGTAAAATTAATAGTCTGCATCTGATCACTGTGTTTAAAAGAATCCACGCTAATTGTACTGTCGTTTGTACCTTCTACATAGATAATTCCGGCAAAATTGGTATAGTCGACTACAAATTTTATTTGGCTAAGTTGTACAGCTCTGTATGATTTAGTGGAGACTACGCTGGTATGATATATCACATTACCCATATAATTAATTTCGCCACTAAATCTGTCCCAAATTACATCTTCTGTAACTGTAGGTAAAGCACTGGCTACTATTTCAATAGTGCCTATGACACCAAATCTACTATCTGTATAAAGAGGAATATGATTACTGTTTGTATCTGTAGCAGTAAGGCTATATTGTAATTTTTGATGATCAATACCATTTAGGTCCATAGTATGTATGGTGACAACACCTATTCCTTTAATACTAGGATGAGGAACTACCGAATAAGGACTACTAGGTAGTGCATTGCCTGCTATGTCCATTAAATTCATTTGTATGCCAGATATTAATGGATTATTAATTAAGTCAAGACGCTTCTGGTCGGCATTCTGAATGTCAAACTGAATGACGTTATCAACGCCTTGGTAAATTTTTACTGTTTTTGCGTACACGACTGTATTCTCCACGTTGAATCCTGCCAAATCGGCTATAACGATAACTCTATTTGGATATAAATAACTTTGAACTTTTTGCATTGGCAGGAACCTTTAATAGTATTTATGGCAAAATTAAGAGACAACATAGAACAAAAATTACCCTTTATCAGTGTCATAAACTACGGTGAAGACGAATATGTAGGTATCATTATAAACCAAGATCAGTTTGTAACTAGCTTCTACGATTTAAACGCCATTAAAACTCCTGAAGAAACTAAGGTGTTTTTAGAAATAGGTGAAACTTGGTGGTGGGAAAGTAATCGTCAATTTCCTATCAACATTTTTTGTAGGGAAGAAATAACACCATTTGCCTATGCTATCAAAACATTCAACAGTAAAGATACCCGCATCATATTAGGTCCTGTAGTAAATCTAATGAATCTTACACTTAAACGTGTCAAACGTAAAAGTGTACAGTTACTTCGCAAGCCCCGTTAATTGTTCACAAATTAAATTCATCTGTACTACTATCACATGTGCATAAGCAATAGCATGTGCCTTCTTAAAGTAGTAGTCATCATTCTCTGGTTTGGTCCAAATCTCTGTCATCACCGTAGTCCAATCTTTCCCAATCAGATAGCGTTTCGCAGGGCGTATCATGGCCAAGACTGCGGCCAATTGTTCTATCGAGGTAGGCTTGACCTGTCTCAAGATAGAACCATGCCCGTTGATGTGAAAGAGTTTGTTGACGAAGTCGTCTTCTAGTAATAGATCCCATAAGGGTTCTGTCTCCAATAGTTGAGTAAGGTGTGTTTTATCTCGAACACCTTCATACACGCTAACATTTAAGAAGTCTATTTTGAAATAGCCTCTTTCTTCAGCAGTTTTATAATCAATAGTACTTATTCCAGTAATAGGATTGTATGGGATAGACGTACAATAAATGCCGGTATTGTGCTTTTTAAAAGTACTATCAAGGCTAGCATCTATATGCTTTAGTACATCTAATGCTCGAGTTCTATCAGCAAAGTCAAGGTCAATATCTGGCATTATATAACACTCTCTTTAATTACTTGACGTACAAATTCTACATCGGCTGGAAGTTTTTTAAATTTGCTAACCCAAAATGGTGGATCAATAATAGCCTGAATATGTCGTAATTGTTCATCGCTAAATTTTCTTAGCATGTCCTTGCCATTGGTACTATTCAGTATTAACCACGGACTAATCTTTCCATCTTTAATATCATAGCAAGCACGACTTAGACTTACATATAAAAAATAATGGTTCCATTGAGCGTCGTGGATATCGGCCCATGACATCATCGTTTGGATCGATCTTTGGAGTGCGGTTTCGACGGTTTCTCTTCTGATAAGGTCGAAGACGTATTGTTCGTAGAGTTCGTCACGACACCAGTGGTCGAGCTTAACGCCGGATCGAACAACATAGGCAATAAATCTTTCCGGGTAGAGAGGATTAACGTTACTGACAAAACTGCCAAACTTAACAAAAGCATTATAATAACTACTTTTACAAAAATCTTCATAGGTCTTATCCTGTTTACTATTAGGTTGGGCTATCTTATAAAATTGCTGAAAAGTATCAAACCCAAGTATCACATGTTTTTCCGTACGTGCAAGTGCGCGACGTTTTTGTTCGCACACATGAACAAACAAAGTCTTTTCTTGCATGAATCCTTTGTTGCAATAATTACAAGTATAAGGTTGACTGACCAATGACATCATTTAAGTTTTTTTGCAATAGTAGCTTCGTCTATACCATGTTCACGTGCTAGGTCTTTAATTTCTTTATCCGTGCTAATACGGCTTAGTAATTCAATTTCATCTAATTTTTTATTTGGATACAGCTCTTCAAGAAACTTGATACGTTTGGTATTTGTTCCAGGTTTCTTTTTAAAACCTATCCATTCGTGGAAGAATGTTTTTTCTCCATTCCAACTACACATACACAGCAACAACCATAACAATTTAGGATGCTTCTGCAATTCATTCCAATTTTTATTAAAGTATTCGTTAACAGTTAAAACATAGTGTTCTTGTATTTCTCTACTTTGTCCTGCCACACTACTAACATATCTGTTGAGTATATAAAATTCGCTCTTAAGATGTTTTTGCTGTTCGGCATCCATAGCGTCCCATAATTCACGGACATTTTGGTCAACCGCAGTTAACTTTTCTTTAAGTTCAATCTTTTCACTCATAACGTTCTTTACTTAGTTTGTATATCATTATAGCACGATCCAAGGCACGTTGTAAAGTGATATTGGTCTTAGCTTCTCGCCGAATATTACACCATAATTGGTCTTCTCGCATCTGATCAATCAATGGGCGGCCATCTGTTGTGCGCGGATCAAACGTAGGATCATCTTTATTGTAATCCCACCCTACTACTTGCCTTGTGCTTGGATCAGCACCAAATTCTCTAGCATAGACTACCGATCCATTACGTTCGTGTATATATTTGGCACCGGGTTTAAGTGTTCCCACTTTTATCCTCCGGCGGTTTGATTCCATATTGGTGATACAACCATTCTAAAAAATCTTCTAGTACCCGAGATTCTTCCTCGTCCCAGATATTTTCTTTAAGGTATGATTTCACAGCAACATCTATCCTAGACATAAAATCTTTATCCAACATTTAACAATTCCTCTCTTGGTATCAATACTGCATCAAATGCCATAACAGTCCTGTGTCCAGTTCCTTTCCATGGATAAACCATATGTGGCAAATAGCTAGGAAATACCACCATAGTTCCAGGAGTTGGAGTATATTTCCAAGTATCGTTCATAATAAATTTACTAACATCTTTACTATATGGCATCCTAAAAGAAATCTGACCATCACTGGGATTACTGTTAGGGCTTAAATCAGGAGCACTAATGTATATGTTGCCACTTAAATTTCCGGCGGGATGACTATGCATTTCTTGATAGTCACCTTCATACTGCCGTATGGTCCAAACGCTAACAATTTTAGGTTTGCAATATTTTAAATCGTCAGTTCCGCTTTGCGCAATTACTATTTCCAAGTATCCTTGACATACAGTTTCTAACCATGTGATCAACCAATCAACGTCTAAATTTATATCGTTAGGGTACACTTGAATTTGTTGTCCCCCACGTATACTAATTAGTGGATTGCCACTGTCGTTGAGTTCAGGGTGGGCATGTAAATTTTCACTGAGACTGTAAATTTTACTAAACTCAACAGGGGGTATATCATCGATTGCTAAAACTTGTGGTTGAAAATAGGCTACTTTAAGTGTCATAATATTTTATCCAGTTGAATAATTTCGCTCTGGCGGCTAATTTCTTTAACAAAATAAGCACAGTTAGGTTTATTGCCGAACCCAGTTGGAGTTGCTAGTAGTTGTCCATTTTTCATTTTTGGAAAATACCATTTAACATCATTGTAAAAATTTACTATTTCTATTTTTTTAAACTCTACCCTAAACGAGCTTAATGGATTAAAACACAATGCTTCAAAACCTCTGTCGTTTAAACTAGTTAAAGGTAAAATTTCTATATCACTAGAGCTACTACTGTCTCCAACAGCTATACTCCAATCTAACGGCATAGCAATTTCGTCATCGCCAATTCTAAGTACCATTGCGGGCGCATTGAAGCTTTCTAAAAATATCAATGGCATGAAAAAGAAATCGGGTTCTGCTGGATTACTGTTATCTAACACAGCAAATCTAGTGTTTTCGTCAACTTCCTCCGGTAAATTATTTAATGAAAACGTTTTGTTATCTAGGGTTAATATCTGCATAATTCCTTATTTTTGCCAATCCACTTTTTCTAAACTAAATGGATATTTGGCTTCCTTGTAAAATTTCTTTCGTTCTGTAAGGTGACGTTTTGCCCACTTACAAGTGCTAGTTACATCCCAGATTTGTACAAAATCTTTATCTTCAGCTTTTCTGATACCGCGCCCAATACTTTGTATAACTCTAACAAAGCTCTTTCCGGGTTCCAGCAAAACCAAATTAAAAATACGAGGAATATTAATACCTACGGCGGCTACACCATAAGTTGCTACAATAATTTTATTATCGGATGTTTTAATTTCATCATATTCTTCTTTTCGATCTTTAGTCTTAACTTCACCTGAGATGAATACTGCGTCTTCTATTTCATTTATTAAAAATTTGCCTGAATCGATCCTATTAACTAAGACTAATGTATTGCCTGATTGTGAGATTTTTTTGATTAATTTACTGATATAAATCATCCTGTCATCATTGGTGACAAGATATTTTAATTCGTCTGGATATGTTTTAAATTCGGGTAAATCTATCATTTGAACCACGTTAACATGACAGCTTGACAGCACACCCATTTCTTGTAGTTCATGTGCTTTAATACCACCAACTACCGGTCCAATGCTGGCAAAAATAGGTTCCGCTTCATAGTCGCCCTTGGGTACAGTACCAGTTAATCCCCAGCGTACAGGAGCATTACATAAATTTTGTGTAAGTAAATTTTTAAGTACATCAGCTTTGGCCATGTGAACTTCGTCGACAATAACGCATCTTACTCCGTCAAGAAATTCTGCCAGACTAACTATATCATATTCGTGATTTTTGCTTTTCTTATCTAAAATGTTAAGACTTTGCCATGTACAAATAGTATGTGTCTTGTTAAGATCTTTACGATCCCCGTAGTATACGCCAACATCAAGACCAACATTTATAAAATCTTCTTCTGTCTGTTCTACTAGACTTTTATTAGGTACAATGGTAATTGTGCGCCCGTATTTTTCAGCAAGATGGCTTAGTGTTGCTGTGGTAATTGTTTTACCAGCACCTGTAGCAATTTCTTGTAGAGCTTGTGTATTGATTAAAAATTTATTAATTGCCTCAACTTGATAATCACGCAACATAATGGGCTGACCTTCTTGCTGATGACCTTTTGGCCATACCTTACCCTGATCTGCCCAATACGTTTCAGTAACTGGTTCAAATGTAATTTGTTTAGTAGTTCTTAAATCTTCTAATTCATCTACATCTATATCCATGTCGCTTAGTACGGTAAGACAACGTTCTAACTGACTAAGATATCCGTTACCCCCAAGTCCAAACATTGATACTTTTCCGTCCCACCGTCCTAGTTTGTACGCAGGACGATAACGAGCAGTTGGGTCTACATATTTAAATGTGGCCGCAAGTTTTTTTCTAGCCTCTAATGGCAAACCTTCAAATTTAATATTAACTTCATCTCTTATGACTAATTTCACGGTCATCCTTTAATCCTTATATCTGCCAATGGCGGTTCATCTGACCATTCGACAATTAAATCACAGTAGTTAGAGTATACAGCAGTCTTGCCGTGACGTAAACCCATACGACTATCTAGAGCAATTACACTCATAGGTTTCCATGCAGTTTTTAAGAAAAATTTTGGTAATTTTCCACTTTGTACGCAGGCTACACTAGTGGACTCATCTAGATTATAATTGTACTTTTTCTCTGCAATAAACTGATTAAATTGCTTGCCATGCACGTCGTTAGGCAATCTAAAATAAATTCCAATATGGTCAAAAATTCCGTTATCTTCTAACGATTTTGACAAAATTTTAAGATTTTCCAAGTATTTGTTATTGATTATAGTATCAAACACAACTAGTATAGGTAATCTTTTTAGTTCAATTAGACTGGCAACAATCTCGGTCATGGTGTGTTGTGTTTTGTCAACCCAATATCGAGGCTTAGATCTGTTGGCTATGTTTTGTGTTAAATTTTCACCAGAAATTTTCAGATTTTCTGTCAAGTATTGATACCTCACGCTTCGATCATTTATAATATTTTGATCAATGCTAGTCTCAATACCAAGGTCATCTGTTATGGCCTTTTGAAAGTTTTTGTGTTCAATATTGGTTAATAAAAATTGGCTTTCTACTTCACCTTTTGACCAAGATTTTATGGTTTCATAGTGGTTTTTTATAACAGGGTCGATGTTAAAATTCAATGGTGTTAAGTCTTCAACCAGCGCCACTATATTTTTTTCAGTGAACTCAGCAGTATAGTTTTTACCATTATTGACCATGGCTAAATTTTCTACGGTTTTGGTTAAATTGGTAATAATTTTACGAATTTCTGAATTAAACGTAAATTCTATATTCAGTACAGGTTCATGATCTTCATTTTTTGTAATAAAGAATTTTCTTACTTGTTCAATTTGCCTAAACTCTTTGCTCCAATGTACTTCGGTCAAAGCCTCCGAGAGTTCTTCTGAAAATTCGCCGATCGATCTTTGATTTTCTCTCAGAATTTTTAATAATAATCTACTTTGATTTTCAGTAATAAAAAAATGACCACTAACACTATTAGCAAGACTTTTCAATACATTAAAATCTTTAGTCGGAAGAATACTTGCCAACTTTTGATAATGTTGATTAATTAGTGTAGTAAGAACGGTATCGATGTAAATCATATATGTAAGTGTATACTAATCTATCCTAAAGGTCAACCTCATAGAAAAAAATAGGCCCTATATTATTTAAGGCCTACGCTTTATCTTTTGGGCAAATTGATTATAATGTTGCGTCTTCCATACCAGCAACACGTAATTTTACAATATTTGTAATTTGCCACTGTTTTTGGTCAAGTGCTTTAGTAATACCCAACCACTTGTTACGTAGTAAGGCAAATTCGTTGATAATTTTTTCAAAGTCAACAACATCTGCCTCACCTTCAACATAACGATGACAATCTTGACTACTTAGAGCACGTTGATAGTTTTCCAAGTACTTGCGAAAGTGCTGACTTTTAAGTCTGCGTAATTCAATGTTAAGGTATTCTAAAATTGCTTCAATTTCTTGTAATTGTCCAAATCTGTGTTCAACTATGCCAGGCATTGCGGCCGCGGCACGTTCAACATTTCCTGAAATTTTACATTCCTTGGCCGCTTCAACTAGTTCGTCATTAAAATAGTCAACGGCCGCGGGAATGTTAGAAATATCTTTGCTAACTTCAGAATACCAACCCATTAAAACTCCAGTTCTTTATAATCTTCATCGTCGTCATCGTAGCCTTCTTCGTCTTCATTAAGATAATATGCAATAGCTTGATCTAGAATGTCGTCGACACCGGTAGCCGCTTGAAATACCTTGTCGGGCACACCAAAGTCTGCTAGCAAATCGATATAACGTTCTGCCACTGTTTCTAATTGTTTCTTATCGATATATTCGACAAAGTTTAACCAAATATCACCTACTTGAGTTTCATTCAACATCGCCTTCTGTCTCCTCTGGAATGGTTGCAGTTGTTGTAATTTTTATATGATAATTTGCCATTATCATATCTAATTTATCATCTTTCCATTCTTTTCGGTACAATAAGGTTTCTTCTCCGGTAGTTGGATCAACATACTTTAATCTGTTACCTTGTTGAGTTAATAGGCCTTGTTTTTCCAACATATCAACCATACCTGAATAAGGATTCATACCTGTTTCATATGGAATTTTAATTTGTACTGACTCAAAAGGTTTAGCATAACGTGTTTTCATAATCTTACATGCCGCACGAATACCATTTACTTCACTTGTCTTGTTGCCGTCCTCGTCTTCTTTCAACTTGAGCTTTTTCATAGCAACAACAATTGAACTTGCATAAACAAAGCCCTGGCCGCCTGAAATCTTGTCATCTGGGTCAAACATATCTTGGCTTGCGTATGTGTGATTTGTACAAACCATACCTACATTGTAATTACCAAACATATTAACACAATTACGAACAAGTGCTGTTAATGCCTTGGGTTTACGACCCATATCGCCTTTCAAGTCTCCCGCTTCAAACTGATTGATATCGGTAGGGGTAAGCAACATACCCAATGAGTCTATGACAAATAAGACTTTAGGACGCTCAGTCATTTCTTTGTACTCTTTCATGAACTCGTGAATGGTTTTTGCCACATCATCGATCATGGCCATGTTGAGTTTAAGAAGTTTATCTTCGCTTGTGTCTACACCTAAATCGTGTAACCACTTTTCATCTAGCGCATTTTCTGTATCAACTAGGATAACATAAATGCCTTGTTGTTGTGCATTGCGAACTAGATTGCCTGAACAGATAAAACTTTTACCTGCACCAGATTCACCGGCAAACACAGTAACTTTACCTAGCGGAACACCTTTGTGGAAATCTCCGCTGATTAGATAGTTGAGCGTATAATTGCCTGTGCTAATCCAATCTGTAGGATCATTAAATCCTACACCTAGACCATCAATACTTTTGGTCAAGGTTTTTCTAAATTTACTTAGATCAAAAGCCTTAGTTGCCATTTTTGGTTTCCTTGTTTACTTTAGTGTAGGCTTCTTCAAACAAACTGTTTATAAAATTGTCGTACACATCGCTATCAAACTCTTCTTGTGTTAAGACAGGTTTGATATAATTTTCATCCATCCATTGATAAGGTTCTTTAAAGGGATAACCAATAACAGCTAATGCTGCCATGAATCTAATTTTAGATCCACTCATTCCTGTTCCTATATCACCGGGGGTAGTATTTTCAATCAACACATTACATCTACGACGTAATTCTGCCGTTGCTTCTGGTCTCATATAATTCTCCTAATGAAAAGAACTCGAGCGTACAACTAAGTTGTAGAGGCTCGAGCCGTGTTCTACTTTACGCTTTTTGACGATTGCGAATCATTGCCAAGATGTCTTGGGCACGTGAATCACCGCCTGCACTTGCTTCAGCTTTTGGTGCTGGAGCAGGAGTAGACTTAGCTACTGGTGCGTCATCTGGATCGATATCATCATCGACTGGTGCGC